TGGACGTCTTCATGAAAAACCCGGCAGCCATACAAAACACGATGAAGAAGCTCGCAAAGAAGCTCGGTGCGAAGATCCAGTCCGGTGCTCTCCGCCCCCAGGAGCTCGTGGCCGAGGCCGAGGAGCTGATGAAGACCTTCTCGGAGAATCCGCAGTTCGTGAGCATGATGGAGTCTTTCCGCCAGTCCTTCGGCGCTGCCGAGGAAGACCTGATGAAGGCCACCGGTACAGGCAACGAATCAGGTCGTCTCTCCATTGTTCGCCAGCGCCTACAGAAGAAGTTGGCTGCGAAGAAGGCCGCCGCAGCCGCAGCTGCCGGTAAAAAGCAGTGAACCGTGAAGTAGTGAAGTTAAGACCACCTCACTTCGTTCGGTTGATCTTGACTTTACAGTACTTCACAGCATTTCTAAAAATATAAAAGTTAAGAACCCCAGTTCTTATCTTTTATATTTGACGGAACATGTCAGATAGGAGATGCCGGCCGAACATATAGCTCTATGTGACCCCTATATATGGGAAGACCCCAGATATATCTTCCGGTCTCTGTGGCTATCAAGACAGCATGACAGGTCTAGAGGTCCCTGTGCGAGCGAATTGGTGAACAATATCTTTGTTGTGTTCATCGTGGCTACACTCACAGGCGCCATCATAACCTCTTTTACACAGTACAAGTCGGCTACCCTGGTTACCCTATTGCTTGCCACCCTCTATTTGATTCCGGTCTTTATCGAGCTTCGCAAGGTTTCCACATTTAGGAGAGTTCTAGAGACAAGGCAGACAGATCAGACAGATCAGACAGAGGGTTTCACAGCTGAGCAACCCACGAAAGGCGGATTCAATGCTACGGGTGTGGCCCCGGCTCCTAGCCAACAAGAGCCTTGTAAGGGAAATCCTAATCCCTTTGGAAATGTCTTAGTCAGTGATTTGAAATACTCTCCGGATGGCCTCAAGAGCGTTTTTACAGATGTAACAAGCACGGAATCCAAGATTGCCTTGGACGACCTGTTCCGTGTACAGTGGTACAGTGACCCTACCGACGTCTTCGGAAAATCCCAGAGCCAGCGCCAATTTGTCACACAGCCTTCTAGGACTGTGCCGAACGACCAGAAGAGTTATCAGGAATGGTTATACAAGATTCCTGGTAAGACCTGTAAGGAGGGGAATGCCGAGGCATGTCTATATAATAAGAGTGGTTCACCTATCCCTTGGCTGAATTGATGAGCCTCTTAGTATTTAATTTAGGCGTTTTCCCACAGGAAAAACGCCTGAGTGTCTTACCCCGGGTCTGTAGCACGGAACGAACACAGATTCCTATGGCTGCCGATTCTTTAGAGGCTTTGCCCCTGGCTTTTACCGTCTTCCGCACCTTTTTTATACACCGGCAAAGTTTATCTGCGAGGCGTTTATTGCGTGTCTGGACCGCCATTTCTACTTGGAGGCTCCTACTAAAATTCTAGAATATCTCCAGTTAGATGGACATCAACCGCTTAACGCATACACGCGACGATGCCTGTGGAATTGCCTCTTATTATTCCCAGAGTGTGGGTCCCGGTCGCTACAATGTCACGAACCTCGTGCCTGATGCGAGAAGGGTGAATCCCATGTCTATTGACAATCTCATCATGTACCCGAGGGAGGGTTTTGGGGCGAATAACACGGAGATTGACTCGGAGTCTTACCTGAAGAACCAGCCCGAGTTCAAGAACAACCGCTGCCTCATTCGTAATCAGGCGCGTCCCTTCTTGACCATCCCCTTCATGGGCACGGGAAGAGGCAATGCTGATGTGGAGTCAATGCTTCTACATGCCGAGCAGGTGCGTGAGGGCAAGGAGTGCGGAACAATTACCGAGCAGGCCTTTGACGGCGTATTTGAGCCTCTGATTAAGCCCGTGCGTCAAAATATCCAGGACCCGAAGCATCTCGTGACGGAGTCGGCGGCGACCGGCTGGATCCGCGGGGGAATTCCCAGCAGACAGTATCTGCGCGATGTGAATTGCTAGAAATTTTCTCCTACCTTCTCACAGAAGCTATGGAGACAATCGGCACGCTAGATAAACACGGATGGGAGAAAAAGGAGAATCCCCAGTCCTACAGCCTTATGCCGAGTTACGCAGAGCATCCGAGGCCTTCCCAGCACATCCTTGGTATTGTGGGGGGCAATGAGGTGCCCTATAAGAACCGCGTCCTCCAGGTGGACGCCGAGTCGGATCTGCGTGGCATAACAAGGGCAAATACCTTCTGCCCTAAACGCCAGCATGCTCCTGCGCATGCGACAACAGACAGTATCCAGCGCGATACGCCCAAGGAGAAGGTGACAATCGCCCTCCACAAGGAGCCTCTGAAGAACTCTCAAATGTGGGCATACCCGGCAACCCTCGCCCCGGAGGCGATGACGATAGAAACATGCCTACGGCCGGAGAAATATTGAATAGCCCTGTGTTAGAGGAATAGGATGTGCTCTATCGAACCGAAGCAGACCAATCTCACGCGCCCCAAATGGGACGACGTACATCAAGCCGACGACCAGAGAATCTCCACATACGCTGGTCGCTATGCTTTTACACCCTATCGCAACTGCTTTGACAGTTTCCCCGTAAACGCCACCACTCGCCTACAGGAATCCGGCAATGGCTGGGTCACGGGCAAGTGGCGCACAGAGGTGGAGTCTGATTTGAAGGGCGTGGGTCGCCCTCCCACTCGTTGGCGCGAGGACAAGCTTTTGTACAATCCCGAAACGAATCCCATGAATAACGCGGGGTATACGAACGGCCCTGACGAGAACATCTCTAATAACTTCAATCGTCTCACGAATCCCCCCTGTACTCTGCGTGCCACAGGATGGAATCGCTGGCAACCCCTTTTTCACAATCCCCAGGCCGTCTTTGAGACGCCCTTTGACTTCTTTATTCCTTCTCGTCTGATTGACAAGGAGCGGTGTACTATGAAGAACAGAAGTTAAGACTCCCTCACTATGTTCGGTGGTTCTTAACTTCTAAGTTCTTCAAAGTATTCTATCAACCATAAAACCTAAGAACTCGCGTTCTTAACTTTTATGTTTGACGGCAAACAATCCAAATAAGTTTAATAATCACTTGTAGTATGGAATTGGCCGCCTTAGCACTTCTAGGGGGCGCAGGATTCCTCCTAGCAAAACATGCCTCACCTGCACCGGTATATCCTACGAATTCCAGGGGATCCAATCCCATCGTAAGAAATGCTATAGGGACAAAGGAGGCTTTTGTGGGGTCTCCCGACGTAAAGGCTGGAGCCCCCAACAATAAACAGTACGCCGCCAAGACAAGCCTCCGTGGGACGAATCCTGAGCTAGACCTGAAATACAACGACCTCATGGGCAGAACGCCGTTTCCTTCTGAACCGGTACCGTCTCCGGGCGGAAGACTTTCTATACAACACCCGTCGGTCCTCAGCTCCAGTGCTTTTGCTTTCGCCACGCCGGCCCCCATTGCGACGGCCACTCCTGATGTGATGATGAATGCTGGAGGAATAGAGGAGAACCCGAATTACATTGACGGCGACAATATAACAAGTTTGCTCACAGGCCAGACGATGAAGACGAGCGACTTTGTACACAACAATATGCAGCCCTTTTTCGGCAGCCGAGTACGCCAGAATGTGGGCCCAGATGCGAATACAGGTCGTCTAGACCGTTATACGGGCTCTGGATCGACGGATATTCGCAAGAAGGAGGTGGAGCAGATGTTCGATAGTACCACCCAGCCTTTCGGCAATGTGTATGGTCTGGAAGATTCCTCTGAGTTCATCCAGGGCCGTATCAATGATCCGAGGAACCGCGCGGGAGAGCGCCCCTTTGAGCCTGTGAAGGTGGCTCCTGGTGTTGGCGAGGGATTCAGCTCGACGGGCAAGGGCGGTTTCCAGCAATTGGAGGTGAATGAGCTGATGATGAAGAATATTCGCAAGACGGAGGACTTGCGTGTATTGACGAATCCGAAGGAAACATATAATATTCCGGTGGTGCCTGGCCAGCAGTTCATCGGCAAGGCGATGGACAGCCCTGGTGAAGTTCGCAAATACCGCCCTGATACCTTCTATGTGGATGAGACGGGCGAGCGCTTCGGTCCTGGTGGACAGGGCGCGTATCAGAAGGAGACGGTGCGCCCCATTCAAGTCATGCCCCACACGGCGCGCGAGGATACCAGCGTTGAGTACAAGGGTCCTGGTGGAAGCCAGGAGTTCGGCATGAACTACGTGGTGGGAAGCTATAAGACGCCGGCGCACCAGCAATACGCAGGGGCTGGATACCGCAATGCCGATGGCACGACGTACATGAAGCAGGGCGCCCAAGACGATTATGGCAAGGAGGGCTTTGAGATTCGCCCGAATGAGCGCTATTTCACCGGCGACAGGAGCCAGGGTCTGAACTTGTCGCCGGCCGAGGCGGGGGCGGTAACGACGCACTACGAAGATGAGTCGCGCCCCACGCGCCGTGGCGAGACCATCGGCAATATCCACCAGGCGGGCGTGGCCACGGGTTATGCGAACTCTGCTCCTGCGATTACGGTATGGGATCCTAGCGATGTTGCGCGCACGACGGTGAAAGAGGGTACTATACGCATGGACTATTTCGGCGGCGCTGCCCCCGCCGATATTCCCACGCGCCTCAAGGTCTATGACCCGGCCGATATCGCGCGCGTGACCCAGAAGGCGCAGATCTCGGCGAAATCGGCCTATACGGGAGGACCGAAGGCGGCCCATGAGCGCCACACCAGCCACATATCCGCGTACAATATGCGCACGAACCCGAACAAGCAGATGGTGACGAAACGCCCCGCGCTAGGCGGTGGCAATATCCAGATTTTCAAGGGCGATGAGCCGAATGTGAGCTCTCGCAAGCTGGACACGGACATTATAAATGACCGTGCTCTAGCGATAGGCCGTTCGATAGATTTCGGCCCTGGGGCTGCGGATATTGGTCGGGTGAAGTATCGCGCCCCGCCTCGCCTGGATGTGTCCATGGAGAGGAACCAGCGCGAGATCATTTCTCAGACGGAGAAGAATCCTCTCATGCAGAGCCTCCATGTAAATGCTGGCCTAGGTCAGTAGAGATTCTAGACCTTCTTACTCCACCGGAGTCAGTCCTAGTCAACTAAGTTATAGCAACTAAACCTCATCTTACATATTGGTAGAACCTAACTTCAGCACATGGCGGTATGGGCCCCGTTTAAAAGTGAACGAAGGCTCTCCGCAAGAAGAGTTACAATGGATCAATTGAAGATAGCTCAAATCATCGCCGTTTTGAAACAACACGAACACGACTTATCAGACGGCTATGCCTGGTATTCTGGTCGTCGAGAAAACAAGTCGAAAAATGTGGAAGATACACTTCGGGAAGTTGCTATTGCTATTTTGACGGCGATTGAGAATACACCGTCATTTGTAGCAAATAACTAGATGGATACGATGGTAGTGAATCCACTCAGTAAGGAAGAGCCGGTGATGCCTGCCAAAGAAGAGCCCGACCAAGATATAGCTCTCTGCTGTCTTTTTTTTTGCTGTCTGTCATTTTTTCGTCTCTAAAATAGTAATAACCTCTCACAAGCTCGATGCTGGCCTAGGTCAGTAGAGATTCTAGACCTTCTTCCTCCACAGGTGCCAGTCCTAGGCGACGAATTGTATGAAATCTGGAAGACATCTCGGACATTTTGTTAGTGATGTTATTCAACCATGCCACCCTCTCCTTCGCACCCAACGTAAGACAACCAACCAAACACCCTTTTACACAAATCCATTGGCTATGTATAGTATTGAAACGCTGGAGACAGTCTTCACCTTCCACGGCCGAATCTAGTAACTGTGCAAGAGAGCTTAAGAGGCGCTCTGCTTCTCCTGCCAAGCTATCCCAGTCGGAAGCAGATACGGGTACGGAGAGCTTGGAGCCCATTTACTTATTCCGAATTATATATCTCCAGGGGTGGAATATAAAAGGTTAAACATCTTACCATCGCTTTTTAATGTAAATGATATTACTGATATGGTAATTGGCCAGATACCACTGTTAAAGGTTTGTCTAATAGAAAAGTCATTATTTAAACTATTCAATATGATATTCAAAGACCTTCCAACTCCGCCAGATACATCAATTACTGTATTATATCTATCGATCATAACGGTAAATTCCATTCCTGGATATTTTGTAGCAAGAGTGTCATCATAATCTAGCGTAAAAATATAGGAACCGTCATTATCTGTCATATTACGGATATCGACGTTTATTACATGATTATTTAAGGGGTCAATTGACAAGGTTGGTTGCCCACCACCCAGAGGAGGTGTAAAAGATTGAACATTATAATTTCTCTCACTCATTCTATACAAATCCAGAGATTTTACCTTAGAAACACCTAAACATCCCTTTAACACAGTCTCTAGTATGCCACAGCCGGCATGGTTGATTTATGGCCCCCCTGGATGTGGAAAAACCACGTGGATTCTCGCCCAAGTCAAACAGGAAAACAAGAAGCTCTTTCATTGGAATGCGCGCACCGATAGAAGTTTGAGGGAAGGCCGGGAGAATTTACACAGGCAAGTGAGGAGTCAAGAGCCTCTCATTGTGTGGATTGAAGGAGCCGATGATTTGACACCCGAGTCCCAGGCGTTTTTGCGGAGAATCTTGGAGACGGCCTCGCCCAATGTACAGTGTATCTTGGAGTGTAGGGATCCTCAGCGCATTACGCCCGCAATCCAGAGCAGGTGTGAGTGGAAACAGTGCGGTTTCAAGAAGTCGTTTCGCAGGGAACAACAGCGTCAGACCATAGGGAGTAAACTTCCCGTGAAGGCCGATAAGACACAAGAAGAATCTTGTCGTGGCGCTTTTCACCAGGCCGAACAGCCCGCAGATGTGTTAAAGGGGTATTTGAAGGATGGGGCGCTATGGGAAGAAGCGCTCTTATCTTTGCGCGCTGTGGGAAGTGGTTCCAGCCCTTGGGCACATATGTATTATATGCGTGCGGTCAAGGAGAAGATAATTCAATCCAAGGAAGCTTAGAATGGATGGCCCTGAGATTTCTGTGTACGGCGAGGCGAAGGGAGAATATACTCGCCAGCTCTGTGTGTTTCTGGCTCCGTGCCTAGAAACGTATTTCCTGCGCCTGCTGGATGAGGCGAGGAGTCAGGCCGAGAGTTCTCAGAAATACTTGTGGACATTCCAGAATCTGCTGCAATGTATCCCGGACTGGAATCAGGATAAGGTGGTGCGCGAGACGGAGGTTATTCAGAAGGACTGTAAGTGTGATTACTTGGAGGAGCTTCTGACTGCCGTCTTTATTGCGCACACGAAGGTGCTTTCTGCGATTCGCCTGAGCACGAAGCAGAAGAAGTTACAGATAACGATTCCGAAGATTGACCATTTTCTCCATCGCGTGCTGTCAGAGTGTGCGCGGACTCTTTGGACGAATGCTTTCTTATTTGTGGACACGAGCAGTATAGAGAAGCAGAAGAATCTGCGCCAGGTGTCTGGACTCATACACGACTCCATTTTACAGGCTATTCGCGGGCTCCTTCCGGTCAGAACGATTCTGCGCGAGTACCTACACGAGGACGATGAGGAGGGAGGAGAGGCGCCTGCTGGGTCAGTGGCGCCGGTACCGTTAATTGAAACGGAGGAGGCCGATGAAGAGGTTGCCAAGGCTCCTGCTTCTGCCTCAGAGGAGGCTCCCAAGGTGCTTGACGTTATCACTCAGGTGGAGTCAGAGGCACCTGTATTGGAAGCTCGTACTGAGTATGCGCACGAAGAGCCTCCCAAGGTGCCCGAAGAGCCTCCCAAGGTGCCAGAGGAGCCTCCCAAGGCGCTCGAAGAGCCTCCCAAGGAGCCTGCTCCTCTAGCCCCGACACAGCCGATGATTTACATTGATACGAAACCCTCCGTATCGTTTGCGCAGGAACATGTCATGTTTGACTCCAATACCCTGGAGGCAAATGAGATACACGATCTGCCTTTCGCAGAGGCGGAGACGCGCGTGGAGGAGCCCGACGATGAGGAAGAGGAAGAGGAGGACCTCGATAAAATAAAAATAACGGACGAAGTTCTGGCGATGGATGCGGATGAAATACTCTCCTAGAAAGATGGAGGCGCCTTAGATGGAGGGCGCTACCTTTACAACAAAACCCGGTTTCTGGATGGCCCTCGCGATTGGAGGAGTCTTGGTGGGTGCTGCGAGTTTCGGACAACAGGCAATGACGAGAAAAGATGGCGAGCCATTTCGCATGAGAGCGGTCTTCCGCGACTTTATCCTAGGGGCGTTTCTTTCTGCCACGATCTACATGATGCTTCCGGACTCGGTAGATTCTTGGACGGCGTCTCTCATGAAGACAGGAGGCGGTGTCATGAGCGCGAGTGTATCATCGGGCGCTTCTTCTGACGTTGAATTACATACGGGGCCGGCAAGGTTTTAGAACAAGAAATTCATTACGTTTGACGGTAGAGGTTTAACTTATTCTTTTATATTTTAAATTAAAATATTTATTTAAAGTATAAATGTCTTCTATTGTTCGCGCGTTTGCTGTTTCCGGTAAAGACAGCAAATTTGACAACATAAGTACGGCAACTTATTCCGATGGTGACCTCGGTTACAATGTTCCCATACCCTTTACTGTTATAAATGGTGTATTAGATATCGCCATTACTAATTCAGATGTAGAGGATTTTGTAAATAATGGAACTTCACCAGAGGATGATACAGAGTTTCAGGCAAAACAGATGGGTGGAAGACGCCTTGTTACATCTATTGGACCTAACTTCACCACATATTTACGAAAGCGTATTCAGGGTATTGATACTCTAGGTTCTATTTATTCTGGTGAACTTACTATTTTTGTAAACCCTGTAATGACCAAAATTCAGCTCGCTCAGCCTGGACAAGTACAAGGCCTTACATTTGAAAACGTGTATGGCGTAAATGAGGTCGCGCCTAGTTCAGATGAATATATAGGTGGAAATGCAGCAAACAAGTACTTCACGTCTTGGGTTTTTTATAAGCCTTTGACCATTCGATTTGTTTCACCCAGCAGTTCGACTGGATACAAATATATTACATTCAGCACTCATTATGATGGCGATTAAAGATGATACCGCGAACCTTTTATATATTTTCATAGTTACAATTTTGCGGGGACAGGTCTAAAATTATGATTAAATGCTTATTTAAGAATATATTAGGAATACTATTTACAAAAGATGCTCCCCGCAATCCTATCGATTATAACATATGATATATGGTTCTATATATCACATGTTATATTACACCACCGCACAGTCTACAAATATCATAAACAACACCATGAAAAACCAATTCCGCAATTCCTTGATACGTACTACGGCCACTGGATAGAATCCCCTTTCCAAAGTATCGGCTTCTTCGTACCCATGGGATTTCTCGCATACTCGGCAAACGATATCTTTACCGCGTTAATAATCCTAAATATCCGTGGAATGTTGCGCCATGATGAAAGAGGAGTGTATCTGATCGGCAACCATCACCTTTTACACCATTTACACCCGTCTTACAATTTCGGCGAGTATTGGCTAGATTCCCTGGGTGGCACCTTGTATCCTCGGGCCGAGGAATATAGGGCTGGGCTCTTATACCTCTAAAGCGGCCGCAGCCGCCGCCTTCATCAATCGTCTGTACTTCATACGCGCCCCCAAGAGAAATCCAATATGAATATCGGCCTTGATTGCGTCCACCAAGCCAGATATCTTCCCCTTTTGCTCCTCGTCATAAAACCGATCCAAGCCATACTCAGGTTCCACACGCTGAATAACCAGCTCCAGCATACTCTCCTCGCTCCAAGGGCGCCTATTCCACCGCACGATACCTACCATATTCGGCGGAAACTGTGGTTCGTAAAGAAGACCCTTCAAGACCTTCTGTAAATGCCAGAGGCTATAGGCCTCAAGATCCTGTAGAACAGAATCGTCAACTCTCACGAATCCACCCTTTTTCACCCTCTCACGAATCCTACGAAGCACAAGACCCTTGAGCTCGGCCGTCTTCTCTTCCCCCAAATCAAAGCATACCGCAGGATTCCGATAGACTTTTCCGTCCATTAACGCTATACAAGGATAATAGTCTTCTTTCAGAGACTTCTCAAACTCGCCAACCTCCATACACATCTCAGACATCTCATAAATATTCACCGCCTGTCCTCCAAGGCACAACACCTTCTCCAAATCCATGATGTTCATGTGAGGCGTATGTTGCCCATAGCCGTCTACGCGACGAAAGCGATGCTCAAATAGCTGAGTAAAATGGAACATCTCTTCCTCATTATGAACATCAATAATACAAATGACCTTCTTGTGAAAATAATCTTTCTCCAAATACGCAATATTCCTCTCAAGGCTTCCAGCATGGCTCCAGTTATTACAGAAGAATACGTCAAAGTCCGAGAATTTTTCTACATTTAGAATTCCCCCTTGATCCAAATCGCCGGCTCCCATTATCAGAGAAAGCTCATACGTTGGAAGCCATTCAGGAAGGCGTGGAACGCCCTCGTGAAAGTTTAGTACGTGCTCGTTGTCCATGGCAAAAGATGACTTATATAGAAGAACCCCCTAGTATTTCATTTTTTACCAGACCCTGTATGGTCTCCAGAAGTGTTTTTATCAGAGCCTCTTGCCTAGCTAATAAGGCAGATTGGTTCTCTATAACACCAACAAGTGTATCGTTGCTCTTTTTCAAACGATACAGCTCCTCTAAAATACACAGATACTCCTTCTCACCCGACATCTCCTACTAGCAATACATCAGCAAAAGAGCGGGTACAACTTCACCTCGGCTCCTAATGAGTCCCGCGCTACATGGAACCCGTTGAAAATCTCTTTGCGGATCTGATCCTGGGGCTTACAATTTGTCACCTTCTCCGAAATGTGCTGGTATAAGTCAAAGTCCGGGAATCTCTCCTCACCGTACTCCTCGCGCAACACATTGTTTCCGTCATCGTCAATGAGCCACGACCAGAGGAGATTCCAGAAGGGTGAGACCGTCTCGTGCACCTTCCACAAACACTCCTGGCTGAGAATGGCTCCATCGGGTTTCTCAGCCGGCTGTTCGGGATACAAGGCGTCAATCACACTCACGGCATAGCGACAGAGGTCAAATGAGGGATTCGGATAAATAGGCTTCTCAGACCCCTTTACTAAATTCCCGAACACATACTGACCCTCGGCATCTCCGCCCTTGTCATAGTCGTCACTGACGAACCACTGCTCTCCTACACGGTATATCGCGCGACCGAAATCAATGAGGCACATGATTTTTCCAAAGGTCGGCACCTTCCACACAGTACCGTCGCGAGAAATGTAGTGTAGCCACTCCTGGTCCGTCGTCTTCCACACGATGTTATTCGTGTGTAAGTCATTGTGCGTGAATCCAAGAGCGCCCTGGGCGGCACAGAGCGCTGCAATTATCTGGAACGTCCACGCAATCCAGCGCTGTTCCCAGGCCTCTGAGTGTCTAGGCACACCCACCAATTCACCCTCATCGTCTAGCATAGAATCCAAGACGCCCTCCATCTTCTCCTGGAATATCAACATGACAGGGAATTCTTTCAGCTCCATAAATACGGCCGACTCTTCATAAGACTCCTCTGATCCAGAGCCAGATTCAGACTCATCTTCGTGAGACCCAGAAGCATCTGACCCAGAGCCAGAAGAAGAGGCAGACGCAGATTCCATGGTCTCCACACTCTCCAGCTCGACAATCTCAGGGTTCAGTTCTCCGCCATCCTCCAAACTTATATGGCTCGCCTCAGACCTCGGCGTGGAGTAGTGAAACGTGGTCGAACGCATAGATGAATTCGGGGTTTCTATCTGCGACGCATCATCATCAAAGTGTACGGAGAACAGCCCCTGGCGCCGGCGCTCCCAGAACAACTTGTAGCGCCGATAAGACTCGTACTCTCCGCTTATATTGTAACGATACTTGTCGGCCACGCCACGGTATCCACCATAAAACAAGCAGAAATGCGGGCTTATATTCCTCTCGCGAAGTTGGCCGAGTAAATAACTCGCCAGGCCATCCACATAGGCCTGATTCATCGGATTGCCGGCCTTTGCCTCACGTCGCCTCTCGCCCTTCTCAGGGCTAGAATAATAGGTCTGGATTGTGCGTATGGGGTCGAGCAGGTGGGTCACCTTACAAAACGCATTCTTAACCCCCTTTGACACAGTTTCTATGTTACACTCCCCTGGTCCATGAAAATCCACGGCACGCGCAAATAAGTTGTCCGCTGCCAACTGGCCTTCAGAGGAGGGCGCTGACCCAAGGAACTTTCCAATGATTGGTGTTACAGATGTTACTCCAGTATATCCGGCAAGGCGAGGTGCCCCGGAGAATCTCCTCCAAACAGGCAATGCCACGGGAACTGGTTGGGTTAAACACGGATCCATTCTAGCGGCGGCGGCGGAATTCCAAATGAGCTCGTAACCGCACGACTAAGTATTTTCACTCGCCTTAATACAAGAAATGTCTGACAAGGGCGATGCACTCAATGTGGGAATCCGGAAGTTTGACATGAAGATGATTCCGCAGGACGCCGTGTGCGTTTTCATTGGCAGAAGACGTACCGGCAAGTCTACTCTCGTGAGAGACCTCCTTTATCACCATCAGGAAATGCCTCTGGGAACTGTGATTAGTGGCACAGAAGAGTCAAACCAGTTCTATAAGAAACTCATTCCCCCGCTGTTCATCCACGGCGACTATAGTCCTGTCATTATTGCGAACTTTTGTAAGAGGCAGAAGATGATTATGGCGAAGATTAACAAGGAAGTGGAGACGTATGGACAACAGCGCACGGATCCGAGGAGTTTCTTGATTATGGACGACTGTCTATATGACGACAGCTGGCTTCACGATCGCAACATTCGCTATCTGTTCTTGAACGGCCGTTGGCTGAAGGTGTTCTTCATTATTACTATGCAGTACCCTCTCGGTATTCCTCCAATGTTGCGCACGAATGTGGACTATTGTTTCATCCTCCGAGAGCCCTACGTGACCAATCGCAAACGTATTTTTGAGAACTTCGGCAGTGCGTTTCCGAGCTTTGAGTTCTTCTGCCAGGTCATGGACCAGTGTACGCAGAACTATGAGTGTATTGTGATGAACAATAACTCGCAGTCGAATAAGCTGGAAGATACGGTATTTTGGTACAAGGCCGAGATGCACGGCGAGTTCCGCATAGGCGCCCAGGAGTTCTGGAATCATGCGATGGCGAATTATAAGGAGAAGGATGGCGAGGAGGGGAATGAATACGACGCTACGGCTGCGAAACGGTTGAAGGGGCCGATGATACAGGTGAAAAAATATCCGATGCAATAAGATTGATACTTCTTAGAATGGCGCTCACAAACGAAATGAAAGACATTTGCCGGGTCCTCCTTCTTATGTTTGTTCTTGGGCTATTGCTAGTGATTCTAGGTAAACCCATTTGCGAGGGATTTGCGAGCGGTGGCTCTGCGCGCTGTGGAGTGGATCTGGAGCCGTGCGGTGCGGGTCTGAAGTGTATTAATGGTTTCTGTGCGCAGACAGAGCCGAAGGCTGCCTATGATAAAGAGCCTGTCCCTCTTGCTCCTCAAGGTGTCCTGTCACCCCTGCCGTATTTTTAGAGGGGTCTAGTTAGAAAGATGGCGAAGTTGACCATAAAGACCGGCACATGGTATGTACTGCTCTTACTGGTTGTATTGCTGGCCCTTTTACCGATTCTAAAGGGAACTTCTAGCCTTCAGGGTTTCGTAAATCCCAATTACCCGGCTACGTGTAATCCTGTTTGTGGCGAGGGCCATTTCTGTGCGAAGGAGCCGAACACGTGCCTTCGTATTGGTACACGCTATCCAGATGCGGTTCCTACCGGCAACTTCTAGGCATTCTAATCCATGCGCTCAATCTTGCGCTGAATCGCCAGATCGGCGGGGCCAGAAAAGAGGCCGTCGTAACTGCTTCCTGAGGCGGCGGCAGAGGCCTCAACAGTCGGTGTCAGAGTGGCCTCAGGAGCCACTTCGGCCGCGGTGCGCGTCTTCGCATTCCCCATGCGCGACTTCTTTTGCTCGTTGTAAAAGACTTCGCGACTCTCCTCATTCTCCCGGTACTTCTTCATCAGAGTGTTCAGCTCCTCGTTCGCGTATTCCTGGTTACCCACCTTGTTTGCGTCAGGCTCCCAGGCCATCCACTTACCGACATAACCCTGGTAAATGTTGAAAGAGGGGTCGGCCTTCTGGAGGCGCTTGGCGCGCACCGCGGCCTCGGCCTCCGACGAGAATACCCCGCGCACCTTGATACCGCGCATGGTGGTGCGGAACTCGTTCTTCGCGAAGAACTCCTCCTCTAGCTTCGAACCATGAGTAAACAGGAAGTTCTCGAACTCCTCCTGAATCTTGGCATCGGCCAGCTCGCGCATGTTCTTGCGCACGTACTGCTGGAATTCCTCTACGAGCACATCGACACGCAGAAGATTCTTGCGAATCTCGTCGGCGGGCTTTACCGCCTCCGCATCAGGAGCAGGCGTAGCATCCGTTGCCTCTGCCACCTCTGCTGCCGCAGGAGCAGGCGCCTTATCCAGGTTACCGGCAAGGGTCTCCAGCTTGGTGTTGATGGCACTCACCTGCTCAGCCAGCCACACCTCCAGCTTCTTCGTACGCCACTCCAGCGCATAGTTCTGCACAAAGTTGCGGAAGAAGAAGACATCCTTGTTCGCCAAAACCTTCTCCGGGCTGAGGAAACTCAGAAGCACAACCTTCTGGCTACTGATCTCCGGATCCTCACTCAGGAAGTCCTCCTCGGGTTCATTGCGGTTCAGAGAAGTAGGAGCTCCAGACATTTCTGAAAGTGTATGTGCCACTCTGTTTAGACCTTCCATCCCGGGAAAAAAATCTATGGAACGAATATAGACAAGATGGACGTAAACGACCTTCTGACCCGCATTGTGAAGTATGTAGTGGAGGGCATTGCCGTGGCCCTGGCCCTTGTGTTCATTCCTCGTAAGCAACTGCCCATGGATGAGATCCTCACGGTGACCATCATGGCCGCCGCGGTGTTCGCGGTGCTGGACATCTTCTCGCCCTCCATCGGCGTGACGGCGCGCCAGGGCGCGGGCTTCGGCATTGGCGCCAACCTGGTGGGATTCCCCATGCGCTAAATACAAAAACCTTTTTAATAAAACACCTTGCGCTAGTGAATATCACGCACGCAATGAGTTTTCCATATAATGCTTCCGGCACATCGCCTCATACGAATCCGAGCCACCCACAAAGACCTGCTCACCGCCTTTGGAACCGCGCACGAGTGCCGAGAATAGTCCCGCTGTACCATCACCACACCTTTTACACAAGGATGTGAGACGCTGGACTTCGTCGGCGAGAGGCACGAGGCGAAGAATGTCTCCGAAAGGCTTCCGATCGGAATCGCCATCGAGCCCAACAACCACCACGTCTTTCCCGTCCTCCTCCACTGCTCGCATAACAAAGTCATACAAATCCGTGAAGAACTGGCCTTCTTCAATCACTACTAAGCGTGCAGCCGAATACTCGCCCCGTTGCTCCAACCCCTTTAACACATTCACCCCAGTGGCGTCCATGGATGCTCGGTCGTGCGTCATGATTTTTGATTCCTCGGAATAACGCGTGTCAGCCGATGACGTAATCACAAATGATTTCCAGCCGAGGACTTCTGCGCGTCGCACCTTTGCAATGACGGCCGAAGATTTCCCTGCGAACATAGGGCCCATAATGATGGTGAGAGAAGGCATGATAAGGACTTGTTTGTTTGTCGGCCAGACAGGGTCAATTTTTTATGGCTTATAAAATTTGATTATATATATGCTGTTGTTAATGATTCCCCACAATGGAAATTGAGTATAAACAGTATTCTGTTCGTATTGTGCACAACCCTTCTGACATTATAGTGAGATTTACCGATATGAATACAATGCGACTTTGGCAGGTAGTATATACAGAAAGAGATTTTGTAGAATACCAAGTTCTAGGCGGACTAGACTTTGTATTAAGTGTTCTGAAAGACGCCCTCAAATCCGAAGTATATGAAATTTCAGATTTGAAAGTAACCCCTAAACAACTCTCTTTCACAATCCAATATGCGCCTGATGAGCATTGTAAGCAAATCAACATTGAATTTCTTCTACCCGCAATTAAAAAGGAGAATGCAAATGTGGATATGGAAGCTCTTTCTAAGAAGATCGCCCTATTGGAAAAGGGCTTAGCTGAGCTCGTCCCTGTGCAAAAAGAGGTTGCGCAACAAAAAGAAAAGATTACCTCTTTAACACAGGACCTGGAAATCCAAAAGGAAAAGTCAGCAGGATATATTATTCTACCTGGATGCTTCTTACCGATTTGCGAAGATATTGTAACATTAAATTTGGGTTTGATCAATACAACAAATCCTCTAACGGGTTGGAGTTTTGCTTCTGCTAATTTTGCAAATTCACTATCCGGTGATTATTATATATGCAAATCTGTGGACAATCTTAATAATGTAAAGTATCTCAAAAAGTGTACATCACTCGCTATATCAAATCCAACAACCAAAGACTTTTCTCCTATAGCTGATATGAGGTCATTAATAAAGCTACATATTAGTTTCAGTAACCCATCTACTGATCTTGTAGATATATCTTGGATTGAAAAATTAACGAATCTTGAATCTGTTGTATTATTTAATTGTAAGGGCTTGATAAATATTAGTCCTCTACTAGAACTCAAAAACCTAAAATCTGTAGATGTTCGTGGCTCAGGAGTCCAGCATACATCGCTTTTCGGCACGCATGTTACAATAAGTCGCTAGTAATCTACATCTCCTTAGGAAACACTTCCTCATTTGTCGTCATAATACAGAATATCTTTTTCATTTCTGTCATCAATTTCTCACAAATAATCATTTCGTACATAGATGATGGATTTGTAGTAACTTTAATAATGTTCACGATTTCTTCAGGAGTTTGAATAATGAAATCACGGAAGGTTTTCCTAGAATTACACATTCCATCCGCAATAAGAGTCTCCATTGCTTTATCGTACATAGGCATATAGAACGAAGTCCATGTGCGAACAGTCATATACGGCATTTCTGTCTTTGAAAGGCCAAGTTTATCAAGAATACATGTTTTCAGAAGAATAGAATCGTATACAAACTGGATTTCAGGATTAGTAGCATATATCTTATTTGCTACTGTAGGGTTCATAATAAGCATGCCATTTAATAGTTCCTCTTTTTTCTCAATCAAGAAATCATCTATACCACTCTCCTTCAAAGGATACAGATTTAATTGGTTAACGAATTCTGTATAGATATTCGCAATAAGCTCATACTTTGTATCTACCTCAGTATGCCCTGTGTCTGTAAAGTATGCTTCCAATTTATTTCCTGAAATGATATGAATTGCAATATTCTGCCGTTTGACAGTGGTTCCAATAAACTCCACCACCTCATCTATCTTCAGCTTGCGATACTTAGCGTAAATATCAGAATTCTTCTCAAACACGATAGAATTATCACGACCATTGATCTCATCCATGAGCCACCCATCAAAGGTCTCCAAAACCCTTTTACACTTTTCCTCAACCGCACTTTTCTGTTGCTGTGAAATCTCTCTTGCCTTTTCAAGTTTCTTATTCACCTCCTCATACATGCTATTGATGATTTTATCATAAATCATACGTACAGGCTCATAAATATGCTGAATAGCCCTCTGAAACCGCTGGTATGCTGAAAGATAAGAAGTAAGTAAATGCGAATTTGGAACAACTGTAATACCAGCATCAGGAATGGTTCCAAGTGGTTGCGCCTTTAGAAGACTATCTACACCGCACTTCGCCAAATGCTCCCTCGCCTTCTTTTCTGAGTTTAGCTTTGCGCGTTCAATTGGACCATCTAGCTCTGCGTCCAACTTCGCCTTATGATCCTTCTTAATGGTTTCTGTAATATTCTTAAAACGCTTGGTGAATTCCGTCTTCACCTTTTTCACAGCTGCCTGGCGAGTCACGACATTTTTCTCATACATTTCCTGTGTTCCATCAACATCGATCTCAGACTTAAGTTCTGCAGAAACCTTATTCAACCACATAAGAATATCATTGTTGTGCGTCAAAGCAACGATATCCAGCTTATTAATATTGATCTGTTCATTGTTATTAATACTATCAATATACCCTGGAATACTTGTCAAGATATTTTCACGCGGTACTACTGCAGAAATGTCATCAATAATGCTCGCAATAGCAGAATCAAAGCCATTCTCCTTTACGGAAAGAAGCCCCATATAATCATTTGAAGAAAGTAGAGAATCCTCAGCTTTCTGTGGGTATTCGGTCTTAATAATCTTTACCGGTTGAGCAAAGACATTTTCAACCGACTCGCGAATGGAATTGTATTGATCATTATGATGTGCCATCAACTTCTCAAGCGTTTTGTGGATATCAGAACCCCTCTTAGCGTCAGAAATCCTGAATATGAGAGAAGGCTTCTCACAAGTATCCATATCAAGATATTGCGTAAATGTGCAAATAGGCTCAATAAGTTTAAGAGCAGAATTCTGAAGCATAGTTGACTCGTTGAATATAATAATATTTGATACAAGATATATAAATAGAAGAAGTGAAGGATCGTGTGATGCGTTCTCGTGTGCTAGCCCCTGGCTATCTAGTAGTAGCACATTATGCTCAGGAATGTAATAGTAATCTATTCCAAGCGTACAGTGGTCATCTCCATCTTGAGTAGTAAATATAGTGGTATTCTTACCAGAATATTTACTTATAAAGGCATTCAAGAAACTAGACTTACCCATACGAGCCTTGCCAATAATAGATATGATTTTAACAGGAGTAGTGGGCAATTCATTTTCTACGAGCAAGAGCTTAGTACCATCAAAGCGAATAAGAGGCTTTGAATGTAGCATTGCGGACTTTATATATAAAAATATCATGGATCAATTTTTTACTTGTTAAATCGACCTAATATACTGCCACTGTAAATCCGCACATATCAGCCCCCAAATCTTATCCTGGTTGTATAGCTTATCGCGGTTTTTCAACAAAGGAAAGCACTGTAAATAATCATCTAGCTCCAGCAATTCGCAGAACTTGTACAAGACGTACGAATAGGACAAGAAGTTGCTCCGATTCTTTGGGCAGTGCTTGACGAACGAGCTCTGAATCTCCTTGAACATGAATCGCAACTTCTCCTCCACTTCGCGCGACATGACAGGAGCAGTTTTTCCATTGATACGATTCAAAATATAAGGCACGTGCTCGTAAAAATTCGTGTGCTTGAGTTTTTTCAGAATCTCACGAATCTTCGCAGGTTTCAAGCCTTCCGTGCTAGATATCCGCTCCTTCTTCAGCTCCTCCATAATTTCGTCAAAGACCTCCTCAGGAATCTCAGTACTCTCCTTGGCCTGGAACTGGGCCAGCCACTCATTGAAATGGTTGATGCGCTTATAGGCGTAATATGTCACCTCGCGAGGAGGATCCTTGTAACTCGGCTTATCACTGTCTATCAGGACAAACTCCTGGTAGCCACACTGGTCACAGAAAAAGAGGGCTTCGTTAATACTGAATGTCATCTCTTTATCACAGCGCTCGCAGATTCCATAAGGATCTTCTACAGAGTTCGTGGACTTGGCGTGTTCTGGGTCAATCTTTTGTAGATATTTTTCCAGTAAGACCTCGCGACCTTCTTCCTGCTTCAAACCCCTCTGATGGGGAACAAACGGTTCGGCAGTCCCTTCATTCAGCGCGGCCAAGACACTTCCTGGCTTCACTTTAACAGCCTTGGAAGAACCCGTAGAACCTTGCTGGATCTTTTCCTGGAGGTCATAGTACTTATAAAGTATCTCACCCGTCTCAAAAAAATAGTCATACATAGGCTTGTTATCTTTCCAATCATCCCGCTTTTTCCTGAGAACTTCGTACTCATCTTCCAACTTTGTCTTTTCTACAACATCCGCACACGCTTCTATTCGTTTCTTAAGGGTTTCTAATTTAATTGTCATATTTTCCACTTCCTCTTTTTCTCTCTGTAAATTGCCTACCTGTATATGGTGTAAATTATCTAAGGTTGTTCTTGTAGCCTTCATTCTAATCCAAGGACAGGGACTAGTTTAGGTCGGCTTTTATAATGGTCTAAAATACTTAGTTTCCACGTATATATGAATCCAGATCGGCTACTATCATTAACAGGTTCTCTATACATTTTCCCAGGATATATATCACTGAAAAAAGGATATAATTATCATGCTTCTACGTGCTTCTTACTAGCATTCACATCATTTGTAATTCATAATTATCATCATCCAACATTTCTTATAATAGACCAAACAGCCCTACTGAATTATTTGATATCTTCCTTTTACATAGGATTTTATTATAATGTATCTAAGAAAACTATAGGACTTGGAGTTCTTTCTGTAGTATATTCTGCTTACATATATATAATAGGTAAACAAACGGGTACAATGGTTTGGGATAATAATATATATGTGAGAATCACATATCATTCTTTAATGCATCTTTCAACAAGTTCTGTAGTATACGTTGCAGTAAACGAAGCTACAGATAAAAATTGACCACCCAAACCATAAATAAATACAGTCTCACGAAATATGGATAAGACGCGCGAGGAACTCATTGCGCTTTGTAAGCAGAAGGGGGTAAAAGGGTATAGTGCAAAGAAGAAGGAGGAACTTGTGAAGCTTCTGGAAGCCCCTGCTCCTGGTCCTGGTGCTCAGCCTGGCGCTCAGGCTCAGCCTCTCAGAATGGTGGATCTCTTCGCCGGCACGGGCGCATTTAGTTTGGCCTTCGGTGCCTCTAACGCAGTCACCGTGTCATTTGCCAACGACATGGTGAAACATTCCAAGGAGGCCTATGATGCGAACTTCGGCCACAAGCTTACTCTAGGGAATCTAAATGACATTAAAGTGGAAGATATCCCTCCACACGATATTCTGACCGGCGGGTTCCCCTGTCAGCCGTTCAGCATTGCCGGCTATCAAGAGGGTTTCAACGATGAGCGCTCCAACGTCTTCTGGAAGATTCTCGCGATTATTGACCATCATCAGCCCCGCTGTGTAGTACTGGAAAACGTGAAGAATCTCGTCACCCACGACGACAAGAAGACATTCCAGACCATCCGCACTGAGCTGGAAAATCGTGGATACCACATTTGCCACAAGGTTCTGAATACCTCGGATGTTACAGGCATTCCTCAACACAGGGAGCGAATTTACATTGTCTGTATTAAATCAAAGGCTATCTACGACAAATTCAACCTGGATTTCCCCAAGATGGAGAAGAGGCCGATTGCGGAGATGCTAGAGACCGAGGTTCCCGCGAAATACTATTACAAGGAGACCTCCAGTGCCTGGCCCTTGCTCAAAGACGCGGTGAAAAAACCCCTGACGATTTATCAGTACAGGCGCGTCTATGTACGCGAAAACAAGAGCAAGGTGTGCCCTACACTCACGGCAAATATGGGCGGTGGCGGGCACAATGTCCCGTTCGTCCTGGACAGCAAGGGAATTCGTAAGCTCACCCCAAGGGAGTGTTTCAACTTCCAGGGATTCCCGCAGACTTATGTGTTGCCTGCTCTATCTGATGCGAATCTCTACAAGCTCGCGGGTAATGCCGTGTCCGTGCCCGTCGTCAAGCGAATTGCGGAGAGGCTCGTCCCCTTGCTAGTGGAGGGCTAACAAGCTCCATCGGCGTAATGACACGAATACCCCTTTTTACCATGTCCCACATAGCATCAGACCACCCGTACATCTGCGCCACTCCTTCTTCGCGTACGACAGCATAGGGACCACGAACCACAGCGCTCACATTCCATAGTATCATCATCAACCCATCTTTTACACAAAGCCCGGGACTAAACACATCTTCATAATCCATGTCTGTGATGACAACCAGATACTTCTTAGTACCAATAAGCTCATACGCCTTCTGGAAGTCTACTTTCCCACCACGTCCAATGGAACGAGTGGATGCCATCTTTTTACGCAAACTATCTCCAGGCCGAAATGTGTGCCAACGTGGCTCGGTATCGAATGTCAGGACACGACCACTGATGATCCCAAGGGTCAATGATATAGCCAAAGGTCTCCCCCACATGGACTCGCTGAAGTCACACATAAACACGGTATCTTCCGGAATAACATCGGACATGACGTAATCCGTATGATATTTTCTCGCCATTGTGAGAAACACAGGTGCCAGGAGTTTATCCGCCACAGCCGATGAAAATATTCTCTCTCCCGGCACTGCTGCTGCTACGCCAGCAGCGCAAAATCGCTTCAGGCAGGAAACAGCCCCGCGATATCTACGTATCTGCTTACCACCCAGTGTCCATGGAAAGAAAAGCCGAGCAAAACGCCTCGTCAAAGGATTCTTCAGATCCACAGGAAGCCATCTGACGAACTGACTCGGCTTCTCCGATTCCTGATCTTCCATAAACTGTCCAAGAACCACCGAATCAATCGCCTTATCCCCTGCCTCCGATATTCCATACAGTTCCCACAGATCTACCCATGTTCCATCCACGGGCACCCGCCTTAGAATGTCCTCGGCTAATCTAGGACACCCCTTTAACACTTCCGTCATAATCGCAGTATATCCTGCGCGATTCCCGAGTCCCAACCAATAAAACGCCAGGGCCACCACCTCTTTTTCAAACGCACCGAGAACCTGGCGAACAAGTCCAGGATCCACTGGCCTCCGGTGAAAAAGCTCTGTAAATAGACTCTCTTTAGGTGTTTGCGCCGTCATTGAGTAGTTCAACCCACCTATCTTTAGGCAGCTGCGAAAATTTCTGCGAATACTGTAGGAACTCCTCTCCGGCAGATTTTTTTTCTAAGTTAGGGGTATAACAAAATGACAGGTGGTGGTCTGATGCAGCTCGTGGCTTATGGCGCCCAGGATGTGTACCTGACGGGTAACCCCCAGATTACTTTTTTCAAGGCGGTGTACCGTCGCCACACGAACTTCGCGATGGAGTCCATTGAGAACCCCTTCAACGG